GCCAGTTGATATTCCCGTCCGAACTGCGTCCCGAGTGGGCCGTATAAGCGTATTGTGCGTATCGTTTCCATCATTCCCCCTGATATCTGACGATTTTCACTGTGCGTTCCTGCCAGTAGCCACTGTAAGACACGCGGTTGCTGAGTTGCCCGTACATATGGTGCAGCATCAGCCCATCACCGAGATACACCCCAGCATGATTGGGTTCACGGGCCTGTACCTGCATGATGATCACATCACCGACCTGTAATTCCCCGCTGCACTCAGCAAACCCTGCCGAGGCGTAGTGCTGCATATAGAGATTTTCGCCCCGGTTCCACCAGCCATCCGTACGGACAAAATCGGGCAGTTCAATGTTGCGCTCCAGTCGATACCAGTCACGCACAATGGCGTAACAGTCCCAAATACCGTGGACAAACGGACGCTCCAGCAAAGGTTTAATCCCTGCTGTGGGCATTAGCGTACGAATATCCCCTTCCGGCCATGAGACAATCACCCACGGCACTTGTGACAGATCGCACTGAGCGATATCTAACTGACTGGGCTGGGTGGTCGCGTCCGGGTGACTGTGGACAATCGCCACTATGGTTCCTGTATCTTCGGCGACGGCGTAATCTTCCGGGTTAAGGCTGAACTGCTCTGTTGGGACTGAGGCTGTATTGCGACAGGGAAGATATTGTTGTTTACGGCTGTTCTGAATGACCAGCCCACAACATTCATTCGGGTAGTCGGCCTGCGCGTGATCTAGGATGGCTTGGATAACATGAGGACGCATAAAGGCTTCCTTAGGCAATAAAAAACCCGCCGAAGCGGGTTCAGTTTAAATTTAGGTCAATCTTTTAGAATCGATAACCAACGCCGATCATCCACGTACCTACTTTAACTTCACCAAGTTTTGCATATTCATACGCTGCATCAATGGCTATATTGGGAATTGGATTAATCTGTATACCGGCAGCATAGGCAAGCTCTGTTTTACTTTCGCTATGTGAAAGCCCATTTATTTTGTTTTTAGCTTCTATTTTACCATGAGCCGAGCCAATCAAGCCGTAGGCGCTCACATATTCATTGATACGATATGCAGGACCCGCGGTCAATGAGTAATAATCTAAATCAGCAGTAACTGCCTTGCGCTTGCCATAATAATACTCATATCCTTGGTGAGCGTAGGCGAACGAACCAATCACACTCCAATCATTATCGAATTCATAACGATATTTGATATTAAAGCCTTTTGGATTTTCTTTTAATTCACTCCCTCCAGACTTAACATGACTCTGCGCATATCCTGCCGAAATAGTACTTTCACCGGCTGCACTTACTCCCATTGATGTAACAGACATTCCCGCAGCAACCAATGCTATAAAAACTAATTTTTTCATAATTAAATTAACCAGTTAGATAATAAAAGTGAAGGAAGTATACAGCGTTCCCTTTTTTTATCTTTTTGCATCGTCTAAATTTTGATTCAGATCACTACAGATATTTCTTAAATTTATCAAATAAAGCCATGTTTATTATCTCCTCAATAACGCAGAGCCGGGAAAGCCGCCAAACGGCAATTGAGCATTTTCACCGAACCGCAGTTTACAATCATTCATCAATCCACCGCATACATCCCTTGACGGGTCGTCTGTTGGGTTGCCTTCTTCATCAAAATAGCGCGTTCCCGTGTAGTTACAGGGGGATTTGCGATACAGGCCACGCATACACCATGTACACAGGCTATGAATTTGGCGTGTGGGGATCTGAATGCCCTGCAAGTCTGCTGGGGAAGATAACGCAAACTGAACGCTTTCATTGTCTTCATGGGTTTTACTGTCGATGTAAAAAACGTCTATTTTTTCCTGTGTCGGGTCTGCTTCAGGGTTGCCCTCCGGGAAGTTGCGTGCATCCAAATAATGCGCAAATGTCATATGGATCGTGATACGCGCCTGCACCATATTCTGGTAAGCAAGACACAACGAGCTGATAGTTCCGTCCAGATTAGCAACCCGAAGTTCGGGTGATACCGTTCTGCCGTCACTATTCACCTCCATTCCCTGTATTTCGACAGGCCATGGTTTGTACTCTATCCCCTGCCACCAGATAGATTTAATCGGTAAATTGTTCGGGTCTTCCAAATCACTCTCTGTATGGGTTACAGGGTAATTGTGGAAGTGCAGTTCTGGCCCCCCAAAGACCGAACCATCAACGGCAAACAACAAAATTTTATTTCCTGCCTCCAAACGTTGGAGATCTGCATTAATTTTCATGCGCTATGTGCCTGTTCAAATACGGCTGATATTCTCATGACTCCACCTGACATCGGGATCATGGTTATTGAGTCCGCCTTGACTCGATATAAGCCTTTCTCTCCGTATGGAGTCGTCCAGATAAATGATTTCAACGTGTGATTTCGAATAAATTGAAAGATGGGTGTTACTTCTTCTCTTATGCCGATATAAGAGTAAGGCCATGACTGACTTTCTGGATTAATTCCATCCCCTGATACTTGTTTATAACCATCACCAAACTCAACCATTTTAATTCGATGCTTAAATTCACCACTGGGTGAATCCTGAATTTGAGTTCGCCATTGAAATACGTCAACTGCCATATGAGCACCTATAAAAGAAAAGCCGCACTAGGCGGCTTATTGAAAATAATGAGTTTAATAGTGCGGCGTTAATCGTCGCTATCATCTGATGTCTGTTTCAGATAACGCCCCAAGACAAACACAGCCACCAGTCCGACTAGATCCAATGTTACTAACAGACTGGCAAAACCTATTTCACCGCTACTGGCAAAATAAAAAGCACCACACAGGATAAGCAAAGCAAGGCTAAGCCCCATCCACTGGCCTCTCCTGTCCTTTGACATGCCACCATCAACAATTTTATTGTCCATGTCATGCCGATGTTTTTGCTCTTTTTCTGCCAAAGAAAGCAACCGTTCAGCAGCGCCCGGTAGAATATTTTCATACTCTCTTAGCTGGCTTGGCGGTGGGATTGGGCCTTGAAATTCAAATATCTTATGCTGTATGACTGAAACAATATTAGGGTTATCCAGTATTCTGTTCAGTGCAGCCGGATCGGATATCAGCCGCTCTTCTATAACGGCTATGCTATCTTGAGGTTGCTCACTACCTTGATGCTCATTAGCATTCTCCGGTAGTGAGTTATCATTATGCGGTTTTTCTGAGTTTTTGGGCATTGGCTGACTCACCAACAGTAACGATTGAGGTGTTCATATCTTTCGATATGTTCATCATATCTGATCTTAATCGCTGCGCATCGGAGCCAGTAGAAATAAGTTTGCGGTAATCAGTCGCTGGCATGATATCCATAATACTGCCCACCGCTCTCATGTAGCGGCGTATTGTAGCTGTCATGATTGCCTCCTCATAGTCAGTTTCATCGTGCCAAAACTGCAATATAGCTCTTAGTTTAATCCAACAGTTTTGGCATTACAACTTACCAAAAGGTTTCAAAACCAAGTATCATTGTATGCATTCTATACGAATAATATTATGCCGTCCGTGGCTTGAGGCTAAAGCGCGTTATCCGGCATCGATACCATTTTATCAATGTAATAACCGTATAATTTAGCTACCCCTTGGATAATTCCTTCCGGTGTATCCATCCTGTTTGTAAGTCTATCTACTTGATTGAAATGGTTATCGTAGATTTCCAGTTTAACTGTGTATCTAACTTGTGAGGGTTTCACGACTTTTTTCTTTTTGACTTCACCAGTCGTCCAATACTCATAAAGAACATCGTCACACTCTTCCTGATAACGAATAACTTTATCTCTGATTTCAGGTTTGACCTTGTTGGGGCTGATAGTTGCTAACCAGCCAGCAAGTTTACGCAGAGCGAGACAGGTCATATCTTGATTGCCTGTTTTAGTAGGTATTTCGATTTCCGAAACACCTTTACTAAATCGTTGTTTTAATTTAACAAACTGAGCACCCCAAGCTAAACCTATACCTTCAACAATGGGTTTCATAGGGACATATGGCTCGCCGTTATACTCAACGACATATAGATCTGAACCGTAAAATGGAACGCTGATAGTTTTACTCGGCTCGTTAAGTGGTATACTTATCATGTTTACTTCCTCACAAGGGTAAACGTTTTATGTACATTAGAGGCCCCTAGCTACCGCAAATAGTTCGGGGCTTCGCCATTTAAAGCGACATCATTTATTACGTAACTGTAACCTTTTGTAAATATTTACATGCTAAATTTGGGAAGCGGCTCGAAAATT